AATATTATAACGGATGGCCTCCACGTAGCAAAAAGCAATAATTAGAATTATACTATATATAGAACACCAATACACCAATAGAAGGGGGGGGGAGTTGAAGAGCTCAATTGGTGTATCTCCGCATTTTCATTTGGTGTACACCCTCTTATTACAACAATGCCACTCCAGAAACGCTTTCGTTTAAATGCAAAGAACTACTTCCTCACATATCCAAAATGTTCTCTTTCTAAAGAAGAGGCATTATCACAATTACAACAATTATCCACACCTGTCAACAAAAAATACATCAAGATCTGCAGCGAATTGCATGAAGATGGGCAACCACATCTGCATGTTCTCATCCAATTCGAAGGTAAATACCAATGCGCGAATAATAGATTCTTCGACCTGGTATCCACAACCAGGTCAACACATTTCCATCCGAACATTCAGGGAGCTAAATCTAGCTCAGACGTCAAATCCTACATCGACAAAGACGGGGATACACTCGAATGGGGAGAGTTTCAAATAGACGGCAGATCAGCTAGAGGAGGTAAGCAATCTGCTAATGATTCATATGCAAAGGCCTTAAATGCAGAATCCATAGACGAAGCATTAAAGATCATTAAAGAGGAACAACCCAAAGATTATCTCCTTCAACATCATAACATACATAATAATCTCCAACGAATCTTCGCAAAGGCCCCGGAACAATGGGTTCCTCCATATCAATCATCAACGTTTGATAATGTTCCTCAAGTCATGAAAGACTGGGTTAGTCATAATGTTGTCGATGCCGCTGCGCGGCCATTGAGACCTATTTCAATTATTATTGAAGGATCATCAAGAACAGGCAAAACATTATGGGCCCGAAGTCTGGGCCCTCATAATTATTTATGTGGTCATATCGATCTCAATCCACGCATATACTCCAATGATGCTTGGTATAACGTCATCGACGACGTAGATCCGCATTATCTCAAACACTTTAAAGAGTTCATGGGGGCCCAAAGAAATTGGCAATCAAACTGCAAATACGGAAAGCCAATTCAAATTAAAGGAGGAATTCCCACTATCTTCCTTTGCAATCCTGGCCCCCATTCATCATATAAAGAGTATCTCGGCGAGGACAAGAACAGATCACTCAATGACTGGGCACAAAAAAACGCCATCTACGTCTCAATTGAGAGACCACTGTTCTCCTCCGTCAATCAAACCTCGCCATCGATACGCGAAGAGACAAACGAGGCGTAAAAGAATTGATCTGCAGTGCGGCTGTTCAATTTACGTTCACATCAACTGCAACAATCATGGATTCACGCACAGGGGAACCCATCACTGCAGCTCAGGCAACGAATGGCGTTTTTATTTGGGAGGTTCCAAATCCCCTATATTTCAAGATCGTATGGGTGGAACATCCAATATACACACGCAGCAAGGTGTTCCAAATACAAATCCGAGCCAACCACAACCTCAGGAAAGCGTTGGCTCTCCACAAAGCCTACTTCAATTTCCAAGTCTGGACGACTTTGACGACAGCTTCTGGGAAGAATTATTTAAGTAGATTCAAATTTATTGTCATGTATTACTTAGACAATTTAGGTGTTATTTCAGTTAACAATATTATTAGAGCTGTCTCATATGCAACAGACAAACATTATGTAAATGATGTACTTGAAGATCATGATATAAAATATAAACTTTATTAATTCATTATCGAATCGTAAAAATAGATCCGAATTTTCAATGTAGCATACACAGGATTAGACGCATGAGTACATGCCATATACAATAATAGAGCATTTTCAGTGTGATTCTCGTACTTAGCCGCTTCCTGATGGTTATACACCACATGGTTGTTAACCTTCCAAAATCGCTTAACGAGTGATTGTTCATTACTCGCATATTGTCCACCTGTAACCTTAGAATAAAACTTGTGCAAGACCTGGAAACGATCACGAAGATCGTTCTTAACCGTAGCAGTACTTGGTTCATTATCAAACATATTAAAAACTTGACCAAAATCCATGGGAGTGCCATATGGTCTCCTATCCCTAACCAACCAAAACATAACACTGTTGGTGTGATTCTTTAACTTGATATTGTCATCCATCCATACCTTGCCTAAAATATACACAGACTTGATACAGAAACGTTTTCCAACGCGATGGGTAATACCGTTACCACGTGTCACGTCAGATATACACATAACCTTACCAAGGTGAGACACATCATGGCGTTGTTCAAACGACTGGATCTTACATGGCCCTTCACATCCTCTAGGTACATCGGGAGTCCTGTACATCCGATAAAACCTGGGCTTTCTATACATGGGCCTATTAACCCAATCGTTGGCCTTATTGGATTTTGGGCCTCCACGAGGAGAGTAATTCAAATTACGGCTAACCTTAGAGGTCCCCGCATTAGAACGCCACGGGGCATCCCGCTTAGGCATTTTGAATTAAAGACACTGGCTCCACGTAAGATGGCACACATTTATATGCAACATAAACTTGGTCGCTAAGTCTGAACACGAATATCTAGACTCGCCAGTGCAAACGTGATTGGCCAATGCAAAATAAACAACTTTAATTCAAAATAAAGCATCACGTGGTTGTACGGCGCCAAAGAGACACCGGTCGGCCATCCGGT